TCTTGTCGCCCTCATCCGCACACAGGCGGAAAGGACACAACGCATGAAAATTCAATGGAAATTCGCAGACGGAACCACATCAGAAGTTGAAGTCAACGAGGAAATCGGCAACTACATAACAGCATCTCGACGCGAGGAGAGCAATCTCGCCCGTAAGGAGCGCTAACACTGCTATTCGCTCGACGCTATCGATTACGAGGGATCCGAGTATGCGACAGACACTACTCCCGAAACCGATTTGATACACAAAGAAGACGCCGCTCGGATCAACACTGCGCTGGACAAGCTTTCGGAAACACAGAAACGGCGACTGTTAATGCTTGCTGATGGCTTGTCGGTTAATGAGATTGCCCGTATCGAAGACGTCGCTCCAAACGCTGCGTGGAAATCAATCGAAAGCGCAAAGAAAAAATTCAAAAAACATTTTAATTGGGTGTATAAAACACCCGCCTTTTCTCCGTATACCGAGGGACACAACCACACCGTCCCTCGGAAAGGACGGAGATCAAAATGAAGCACGATTTGAAAATCAGCGTTTCCAAGAAGCCCACCGAAGACGGCGTCGTCAGATACAAGCGCGTAGCGCTTCGGGAACGGTTGCTCCGTTACCTGTTCGGCGAAAAGCGTCGGGTAATGGTCATCGTCCCCAGCGACACCGTAGAGAGCGTTTCCATCACGGAATTGCCCGGAGGTGACGAGCACCGATGAAAAAAGACACTGCTCCGCTGCTTCCAATGCCGATCAAGGCAAAGCCCTACGCGCATCAGGTCGCCGCTTTCAATTTTGTTTGCGAGCTGTTCGGTCTGGTTTCGACGGGAGGTGATCCCGATGACAAAGGTCACGGTGAAATGCGCCCTGTGCGGGAAAGCATTCCAGCGGTCGGAAAGCCAAATCCGTGAAAACAACTTCTGCTGTCGGGAGCATTTTTACAAATGGAACTCGCAGCGCATGACCGAGTACAACCGCACGGATAACCCCATGAACAAGCCTGGCGGCGTAATGGAGTCGCGTGTTAAGCGGAGTCGCAAGCTCCGTGGCACCGGCGAAGGAAAGGCGTATCCCAAGCTGCTCGGCAAACACGCGCACCGTAGAATTGCCGAAGCCATACTCGGCAGACCGCTCAAAAAGGGCGAGGTTGTCCACCACATTGATGGCAATAAGCTCAACAACGACCCCGCAAACCTTGAGGTGCTCCCGTCACAGTCGGAGCATTGCAAAGTACACGGTTTCGGGAAGAAGAAAGGCAGGTGATGTAAATGAATATTTCCAGAAGTCAGGGCGTCGCTCTCTTAATGGAAATGGGTTAGCACCGGGAAAACGCTGGTGTCCATCGCCGCAGCAGGTGCGCTGTATAACGCCGGACGCATCAAACGAGCACTGGTCGTAGCACCGTTGTCGGTCGTCGGCGTATGGGACGAGGAGTTCGGTAAGTTTGCCGCCTTTGATTATACCCTCGCCGTGCTCAAGGGCAGCGGCGAGAAGAAGGCAGATACGCTCCGGCACATGACCGGCGACGCGCTGCAGGTGGCTGTCGTCAACTACGAATCGGCGTGGCGCTTGGAGAAGGAGCTCGCGGCATGGCATCCCGACCTGATCATCGCCGACGAGGGGCACAAAATCAAGACGCACAACATCTCGGCGTCCAAGGCGATGCACCGGCTGGGCGCAGCGGCAAAATACCGGCTGCTGCTGACGGGAACGCCGGTCACGAACAAGGCAATCGACGTCTTCTCCCAGTACAAGTTCCTCGACCCGCGCATCTTCGGACAGTCGTTTTACAGCTTCCGCAACACCTATTTTTACATGACCGGCTACGGCAATCACACGCCGGTGCTCAAAAAGTCGATGGAGCCGGAGTTGACCCGCCGTATGCACAGCATCGCGTTTCGGGCGACAAAGAAGGACTGCCTTGACCTGCCGGAAACGACCGACATCATCCGCAAGGTCGAGCTGGAGCCGAGAGCGGTGAAGCTCTACCAAAGTCTCGTGCAGGAGAGCTACGCCGAGCTATCCGAGGGCGAGGTCACCATTACCAATGTGCTCACCAAGCTGCTGCGGCTATCGCAGCTCACGGGCGGCTTCATCGGTAGCGACGAGAGCAGCGCCGCCGAACAGGTATCAACGGCAAAGCTCGACGTTCTGGAGGACATCCTCGACGCGGCAATCGAGGAAAATCGCAAGCTCGTCGTTATCGCCCGCTTCGTGCCGGAGCTTGACGCGATCTGCGCCATGCTCGAAAAGAAGCGCGTCAACTATTCGCTCATCAAGGGCGGCGTAAAAGACCGCGACGAACAGGTATCCCGCTTCCAGAACGACCCCGATGTCCCCGTTTTTGTCGGGCAGATCGCAACCGCCGGTCTGGGGCTGACGCTCACGGCGGCAAGCACGATGGTCTTTTACTCGCTGGATTACAGCATGAGCAACTTCGAGCAGTGCAAAGCCCGTATTCACCGCGCCGGTCAGCGGATGCCATGTACTTACATCTATCTCACCGCCCAAGGCACAGTTGACGAAAAGGTACTGAAAGCATTGAAAAATAAGGCAAACCTCGCCAAGACACTGGTTGACGATTATCGCTATGGCAACAACCCATTTATTTAATGAAGGAGTGTTCACTATGGACAATTCAGAAAAAATGTTTGAACTCGCAGATAGGCTTAAAGCTCTGCACGATGAGAAAAAGCAAGTTGAGCAAAACCTCAAGGACATCAATGCCGAACTGGAAGAAGTCGATGCTGCGCTGGCACAACTCATGACTGATACTGAAACGCAGAACTTTACCCGCTCTGGCACCATGTTCTGCCTTACAAGTACCACCCGTGCATCAGCGATGGCTGACCGCAAAGAGGAACTCTTTGAAGCGCTTCGTGCCGAGGGGTATGGCGGGCTGATTTACGAAACTGTCAATGCAAACAGCTTATCAGCCTTTGTCAGAGAACAGATATCAGAAAACGATGACGTTTTACCCGATTGGCTTAATGGCCTGGTCAATGTGTTTGAAAAAACCACTGTGGGCGTCCGTAAAGCGACCCGCAAATAAGAACCTGACCCACTTGCCAAATCAAAGATTTGGAGTGGGTACCCCAGAACCTTGTTACTCGCAAGGCTCGTAATCAATGAAAGGATGAAAATATCATGAAAAACAACGAAAACAAAGCTCTAACCACCAAGAACAGTGCGTTTATGGCACTGAAGGACTTTAACCTGAACGACGCACTCACCGAAGAACTATCCGGCTTGTCCGGCAGCTTTGAACGCATTAAAATTCCCGCTGCCGGTATGACGGTGTTTGAAATCCCCGGTGAAAATCCCGACAGCCCTGAAACCGTCAAGGAATTTTCAGCCGTTATCCTGCATCACCACCCGCTGTATGCCTATTATACAGACAAATACACAGGCGGATCTAATCCTCCTGATTGCGGCAGCTTTGACGGCATCACCGGTGTGGGTAATCCCGGCGGAGATTGCTCCAAGTGTCCGTTTAACAAATTCGGTTCCGGTGAGAACGGAGCGAAGGCCTGTAAAAACCGCCGCCGCATTTATCTGCTCCGAGAGGGCGAGATTTTTCCGATGATCCTCTCCCTTCCGACCGGATCACTTAAGGACTTTACCCGCTATATTATGCGGCTACTCTCCAAAGGCAAAAAATCTAACGCGGTAGTTACGAAATTCACCCTGAAAAAAGCTACCAACAACAGCGGTATCGCATATTCCCAAGCACAGTTCTCGGTCGACCGTGATTTAACCAATGAGGAATTCGCTCTTATTTCAGGACTTACCGAACAGGTCAAAACGTTCTCCGTTCGCGTCGGCTACGACAACGAATCTTCAGTTGATGTAGCTGCAAATATTGACCCCGAAACCGGCGAGATTATTGAGCCTTTAGCCTAAAGCAATAAAGCCGCAGGTCGGGTGGTCATGTACTACCCGACCTAAAGCGGCAGATTGGAGCTGTTTATGGATTACAATATTATCTATACAACCAAAGAAATACACGCTTATATCAGCGATGCGGGCATCGTTGCATTTGACTTTGAGACAGCGCCGGATGATGAATGGCGCGACGAGCCGAAGGCGGCACTTGACGCGCACAAGGCACACATTGTTGGCATAAGCCTTTCAGTCAAAGAGGACAGCGCTGTGTACATACCCCTCTCACATAAGGTTGGAGCTAATGCCATTGACCCCGATGGTGTGATGGAATACTTGCGAGAAGTGGTGTTTGAAAATCCAAGGGTGGTCAAGGTGGCACACAACCTTTCATTCGAGGCGATGTTCCTGTATGCACTGGGTATCGTCGTATGCGAACCTTGTTATGATACCATCGCGGCGGCGCAGCTTACGCTTAAGAGTAAATTTGAGTTTCGCAACCTGTCGGACAGCGGTTTGAAGCTGCTTTCGACGTCACTATTCGGTGCGGATATGCCGGATTTTACGGTTGTGACGGCAGGTCGCCTTTTTGATGAGATGGATCCAGCGGAGAAAGAAACCCTTCGTTATGCTTGTGCCGATAGTGACTACACCTTGCGGCTGTATCATAAATTCAACGAATGGTTTGCCAAAAACCTACCCCATCACAGAGAAATCGTGGAGCGCGTCGAATCGCCGACTTCAGTTTACTGTGGGATTATGAAGTATAACGGTGTTCCTATGGATGTGGAAACAATGCTGAAAAGACAAAAGGAAGCCGAGGAAAAGCTTACTGTCCTCCGTACTGAAATCGCCGAGATGACCGACGGCGTGGACATCGGCGCAAATGCATCTACATCAGCTTTCAAGAGGTACCTCTTTAGTGACCTTGGTCTTCCGATACTGAAAACAACAGAAAAACATCAGGAAGCAGCGGACGATGCAACAATGATAATGCTCACCGAATACTGCCAAGACAAGCGTCCGGAGCTTGTTCGCCTGTTTGAACTGGTACAGGAATACCGTAAATGGGGAAAACTCAAAAGCACCTACATTGACGGGTACTTAACACATATCAATACGGCGACAGGGAGAATCCATCCCGACCTCATGCCCCTCGGTACAGAGACAGGACGTTTTGCCTCGCGTAACCCGAACTTACAAAACTGTCCGCGCAAAGATAATGACCCGGTTGGTGTGCGAGGTTTTCTAGCAGTGCCAAAGGGCAACTTGATTGTCTCATTGGATTTTTCCCAGATAGAATTGCGCGTCGGTGCTTTTTATTGCCGTGATGAAAGGATGCTTCAAACCTATCGAACCGGCGGTGATATTCATGCGGCTACGACCTCGGTCATTTTCCGTATTCCGTTCAAAACAGCAGCAGATAAGAATGAACCGCATTACAAGGAGCGTCGTACTATCGCAAAGAACTGCAACTTCGGTGTGTTTTACGGGCTATTTCCAAGCGGGCTGCAAAAAACGCTGAAATTCAAGGCGGGGCTTGATATGACCAAGGAACAATGTGCAGGGATCATCGACAACCTGAAGAACGGCTATCCGCGTTTGACCGAATGGCAGGACGAAACAAAGAAACGAGCCGCCACTACGCTATATGCGGAGACATGGCTCGGCCGCCGCAGGTATATTGTCGGCATCCTTTCTACCGACTGGAGCAAGCGCTCTTTTGCGGAACGCTGCGCTATGAACACCCCAATTCAAGGCACCGCCGCAGATATCATCAAGCTGGCAATGGGACGCATTGCTGCTGGCTTGAAAGAACGCCCGTGGCTTAAGCCTTTTTTACAAATCCACGATGAGTTGGTGTTTGAAATCCCAGCTGACAAGCTCGATGAAGCAGTCTGTTTTGTTAAAGCATGTATGGAAGAACAACCCTTTACTGATTTCGATGTGCCGATCATTGCCGAAGCCGCATACGGCACGAATTTCGGCGATCTGGTTGAAATGGAGGGTGTGTTATGTGGATAGATAAATATAATTCTGAAGGTTATTACGACCCAACGACATACCAAGCCATGCGCATGGTACTGCGCGATGAGTTAAAACGCCGCTATGGTACGGGATATCGCCCTCTCGTATTCATCTGTTCGCCATTCGCCGGGGATATAAAAGCAAATACCGAGCGCACAAAAAACTATTGTCGCTTCGCTGTAGAGCAATATGCAATTCCGTTCGCACCGCATCTGCTCTACCCGCAGTTTATGGATGAGCACGATCCGGACAGCCGTAAGCTCGGTCTTTTCTTCGGTCGTGTCCTGCTCGGAAAATGCCAGGAGTTGTGGGTTTTTGGTGATACCGTATCCGAAGGCATGAGCTATGAAATACGCAAAGCGAAGAAACACAACATGCTGATTCGGTATTTTACGGAAGACTGTGAGGTGAAAACAATATGACCTATCCAAAAGAGCTGATGGAACGAAAGCAATGGGTCAACTGGCGGCTCATCCCTGATAAGGATGGCGGCAAGGATAAAAAGATGCCGTTTAACCCGGTATCAGGCAAGGGTGCTGCATCTAATAACCCGGCGACATGGACGGATTATACAACTGCCGTCGACGCAGTGGAACGTTATGGTTTTACAGGTGTGGGCTTTATGTTCTCTAAGGATGATGATTTTGTAGGCGTAGACATAGATCATTGTTATGACCCCGAAACAAGGACATTTAACGATACGGCAAAGGCTATTATCGCAAGGCAACCAACATACATGGAGTTTTCGCCCTCTGGCACCGGCGTTCATCTTTTTTATAAAGGCAAAATACCCGGTACCGGCAACAAGAATACCAAGACCGGCGTGGAAATGTACGAGCATACCCGCTACTTCACCATGACAGGTAATAAGCTTGACTGTGCTATTAATACCGTCGCCGAGGATAACGGAACGCTTAAATGGATTCACGAAACATATATCCGCCCTCCCAAAAGAAAAAAGAAAAAGTTGCAAAAGAATACATCCGTTCAGCTTACAGACGATGACCTTTTAGAGCTTGCAAAGAATGCTGAAAACGGCGAGGCATTTACGAAGCTCTGGGAAGGTGAGTGGCAAGAGAACTACGCCAGTCAGTCCGAAGCGGACATGGCACTTTGCTGCAAGCTAGCGTTCTGGTCTGGCAAGAACAAAGAGCAGATGGATAGGCTCTTTCGGCAAAGCGGCCTGTTCCGTGAAAAATGGGACACGCGGCATCATGCCAGCGGAGCAACCTATGGTGAAGAAACACTGTCAAAGGCCTGTGACATCACCGAAGATGTATACGCTCCCGTCGGCGAAGCTCCTGTATTTGAGTATAAAGGACAATATTACCGCAAGAGAAACGACAACATCTATCTGCTTACAAACTTCGTGTTTATACCGGTTGAAATGATTGTTGCCGATGAGGAAACACAACTTACTGCTGACCTCGTAACCGTGCGCGGTGATACATACCGGTTGACCTTCATGACAACGGATTTTGCCAACCAGCAGAAATTCAAAAATGCGCTTAACAAGCGCACCATTGCTCTAAGCTACACCGGCTCTGATGGTGATTTGGAACTGCTAAAAGCATATATCTCCGAATTAGACTGGCCTGTAAAAAAAGGCGTTAAGGCTATGGGCATCTACGAGCATGAAAAAGAAATGGTATTTGTTTCTATGGACGGTACGGTTGACGCAAACGGTACAGCTGTCGATGACATCATTCAATTGGAAAAGTACTGCAGCATTGACAGTAGTATTCTGTCTGCAAAGCCCTTAACGGCGGCCCAGCTTCAGAAATTAGGTGAAAAGCTGATGTCCTACAACGAACCTGCAAAAACGACTTCAATATTAGCATGGATGTGTGGTTGCTTCATAAAAGAGCATCTGCGAAAGAAGAATGTGAAGTTTCCTCATCTTATGCTCATCGGCGAAGCAGGCAGCGGCAAAAGCAATACGCTGGAGCGGGTCATTATGCCGGTGTTTTCAAGAACAAAAATCATTGCAGCCGGCCAGACGACGGCATTCACTCTGATGAAAGACGCGGCATCCTCTAATGTCATTCCGATGGCACTGGATGAATTCAAGCCGTCAAAAATTGACAAATATCGACTTGATGCGCTGCTGAACCATTTTCGTAACAGCTATGATGGTCAAGAAGGTATTCGCGGACGCGCCGACCAAAGCATTGTAAGTTATGAGCTTCTCGCCCCGCTTGTGGTCGCCGGTGAGGAATCGGCCGATGAAGCTGCAATCAGGGAGCGCAGCATCGAGCTTCTGTTTTCCAAGAAAGACCTGAAACCGGTAGGATATCGCACGGCTTTTCAAGAGTTATGCAAGTGCGCCGATTTACTCGGCAGCTTCGGGCATAATTTATTGAATATCTCACTGAAAACAACAGTAAACGAATGCTATTCATGGTATGAGGAAGCGCTTGGATGCTTCAGCAAGGAGCTTCCGTCGCGTATCGTTAATAACCTTGCCTGTATGGTAACCGGTTTGCGGCTGCTCGAAAAGCTATGCAAGTCACTCGGTCTGACTTGGCATGAGGCACTCCCATATAACCTTGAACACTGCACAAAGTACATCGAATTTGCGGCAAAGGAATATTTGCTTGATGGCGGCTTGAGCAATAAAAGCGTGGTCGAGCAGACGCTCGAAATTATGTCGCGCATGGGGCTGGATCCAAAAAGTGAATACACCCTCTGCGATGGTGACACCGTGTTGGCGCTTCGGCTCAATCCCGTATACGACAAATATACCAAATACCGCAAGGATTACGCCGTTGTCGGCGAAACACTGACCTACGCACAATTCAAAAAGCAGCTGGCTCACTCGGATTATTTTCTTGAAAGCAATGTGCAAAAACGCATCGGATCAGAAAATCGGCGTGTTTGGACACTCAATTATGAGCTGTTGAAGGCTCGATGTGATGTGTCCGGCTTTGAGATCACAGAGATAGAACCGCTATGAACAGTGTAAATGTAACCTCACAAGCCAAAACGCAACTTCCTGAAGAGTATAAGTTACAAGAGAAGTTACGCCCAAAAACCGCTATATACAAGCACAATTTGAGTTTTCTTATCTTTTGTAACTTTGTAACTTCTAAAATTATGGGTATACACGCGAGCGCAACAATTCCCCATACGCGAGCGCGTGTGTGCGTGTAAATATATGCACACCTATATATTTTCAGGTTACGAGGTTACAAGCTGCAAATAAGTTACAAGGAGGGATCATGTGTCTGAAAAAGAAATCGTATCTAAAATCCTTCGCTATTTAAAAACTGTGCCGAAGTGCTTCGCTTGGAAGGAACACGGCGGAATATACGGCACAGCGGGTATCCCGGATATCATTGCCTGTATTGATGGCAAGTTTTACGCATTTGAAGTAAAAACACCGGTCGGCAAAGCAACAAAACTGCAAGAGGCAACTATTCGTAAAATCCTCGCCTGTGGCGGCACCGCTTCGGTAGTCCGTTCGGTTGACGAGGTGCGAGCTGTTATTAACGGCTCCCTGCAATGATTATGAAAACAACGCATCCGTGCTTTACATATACAATGCTAACAATGCGACACTGCTTCTTCAAAAAATAAAGTTTAGGAGCGTGTCACATATGATTGACAATTATAATAATCTGGCTAACGCCATCATTCTTCAGGCGGTCAAAGATTACCGCAAGGCGCTGCATACCCTTTCTCATTATCCCAACAATCGCTCGGCGCAGTATGAGCGCAGGCGTATTGAACAGTTCTTCCGTTCCGGCTGGTTTGGGATGCTGACGAGCATCGACCCGGAAATGCTCATCGCCAAGCTGAAAGCAGAGGTGACGGCATGACTGTTAAAGCATATCTCGGGCAGGCATACAGACTCGACCAGCGTATAAATTCCAAGCTGGAGCAGATTGCTTCGCTAAATGAACTGGCTACGAAATGCACCTACACCCTAACGGGCATGCCTCGCAATCCAAATCGTAGTACATCAACGATGGCCGATGCTGTGGCAAAGATTATCGACCTGCAAGCAGAAATCAACCGTGACATCAATCGGCTCGTTGACCTGAAGCGCGAGATGGTCAGGCTCATCAAAACCGTGGATAACACAGAGCATCAGACGCTTCTGGAGCTGCGCTACCTCTGCTTCAAGACTTGGGAGCAGATAGCTGTAGATATGGGATATAATGTGCGTCATGTATATCGTGTTCACGATTTAGCTGTCTCAACAATTAAAATTACTAAAAGAAGTCAGTAAATGTCACTGTTTGTCACTATGTCAAGTGTGATATTATTAGAATAGAAAAATAGACTTAAAAAGCCATTGCAGAGAAACAAATCTGCGGTGGCTTTTGTTATGTCTGGAAGGAGGTGTTCTATGCCCAAGAAACCTAAACGCCCCTGTTCCTACCCTGGCTATCCTAAGCTAACGGATGATATGTACTGCGAAAGCCATAAGAGTATAGTAAATAAAAACTACAATAAGTATGAGCGTGACCCGGCTTCCAAATAATGAACATTAGTTCACTTGAATACATCTTTATATGTGATATAATGGCATTAATGAAAGTGTGTCAACTATCAATATGAAAAATTATAGAAGGTGGTAATTAATGTCTGAATGGCAAGCATTATATTTTACTAAAGACCCTTTAATAATTACAAATTTTATTAAAGTATATGTTGGTGATGAAGATATTACATCAAGAATAGATAAGTTACAAGTAACAAGAGTTGATGATGAATATTTTGTGTCAGCATATAAAGAAAACAATTTGGTGGAAATAATTCCTGAAGGAGTTAAAGTTAAGAACATCATGTTAGATAAAGGATATATAGGCTTTTCAGGCGGAATAACTTATAAAATTGAAATTTAATTATATTTATCTGTTTCATTAATAAAATGTTGCACCCCAAGGAGCAATTCTTTGGGGTTTTTCTATGCCCAAAAGGAGGTGACTTAATGCCATATAAACCAAGACGTCCTTGTGCTTATCCCGGATGCAGTCGGCTTGCTTCAAGCGAGCAATACTGTGCCGAACATAAGAAGTTAATGAATAAACATTATAACCAATATGAACGTGACCCTGATTCCAACAAACGATACGGTCGGGCTTGGAAACGAATAAGAGATAGGTACATTAAAGCCCACCCTCTATGTGAGGAGTGCGAAAAAGAAGGAATGCTTACCCCTGCAGAAGAAGTACACCATATACTCCCCCTCTCAAAAGGTGGTAGCAACAACCAAGATAACTTAATGTCTCTTTGTAAGTCCTGTCACTCATCTATAACTGCAAGAGATGGTGACCGATGGGGGTAATCAAATCTCTGAAACTTTTTAAAATGGACAGCGGCGTGGGGCTTCGCGTGAGAAATCGCAGTTTCAAACGGCTAATATCCCCCACTGGACAAGGAGTGTGATGAATATGGCAAAAGACGGCACCAACAGAGGCGGTGCAAGAATCGGCTCAGGGCAAAAAAAGAAAGCCCTCGCCGACAAAATTTTAGATGGCAATCCCGGTAATCGAAAGTTGACCGTTATGGACTTTACAGATATGGCGGATCTGACCGGAGAATCAATGCCGAAACCAAGAGGCTATCTTACCGCGAAACAAAAAGACGGTTCCACAACACTGGCGGCGGAGATTTTCAATAATACATGGCAATGGCTCAAGGAGCGAGGGTGCGCACAGTTAGTAACTACTCAGCTTATCGAACAATACGCTCAGAGTGTGGCACGGTGGATCCAGTGCGAGCAGGCAATCAGTGAGTTTGGCTTTCTTGCTAAGCACCCCACCACCGGCAATGCTATTCCGTCCCCCTATGTTTCAATGTCCCAAAACTTCATGAAGCAGGTCAACAACATCTGGTTCCAGATTTATCAGGTGGTACGGGAAAACTGCACAACGGAATATCGCGGGGCTACGCCTTACGATGATGCAATGGAAAAGCTACTCAGTGCCCGATTAGGCACACGATAAAAATGGAGGAATGTTATATGACAACTTATAAAACAGCGGAAAGTGTTTGCAAAGGTCATCCGGATAAGCTCTGCGATCTGATTGCCGACAATATCTTGGATGCTTGTCTCAGAAAGGACAGAGCTTCTCGTGTAGCTTGCGAGGTTATGGCGACTAAGGGCAAAATTATCGTGGCGGGCGAAATCACCTGTAGAGAAAAAGTGGATATACGTTTTATCGTGCGAAATGTGCTGCGCGAAGTCGGATATAATCCTTGGAAGTTTGCAGTGTTCGTGTTCGTTCATCGGCAGAGCGCTGATATCGCAGCCGGAGTGGATACGGCAATTGAAGCACGAAACGGCGTGCGCGACCCTTATGGTTCTGTCGGAGCTGGTGATCAAGGTACTGTATACGGATATGCAACAAAGGAAACGCGTGAGTATTTGCCTCTGCCGCTGGTGCTCTCGCATCGTATTGCCAAGCGCATTGATGAATGCCGCGAAGGAAAGCTCATCAAGGGCATCCTGCCGGACGGCAAGTGTCAGGTTACGGTCGAATATGAAGACGGCAAACCAAAACGTGTGAAAACCGTGGTGATCTCTGTCCAGCATGATGCGAGTAAAACACAGGAGCAGCTGCGCACGGATATTATGAATAATGTCTTGTGGCAATGCTTTGAGGATTTCCCAATGGACGATGATACCGAAATACTCATTAACCCCAGTGGACGTTTCGTAGAGGGCGGCCCCGCTGCTGACACAGGACTGACGGGCAGAAAAATCATGGTGGATACTTATGGTGGTCTTGCGTCTCACGGCGGCGGAGCCCTTTGCGGCAAAGATCCGACGAAGGTTGACCGCAGCGGCGCATATATGGCAAGATACATCGCAAAAAACATTGTATTGAGCGACTTGGCTGAAAGATGCGAGGTCGCTCTTTCTTATGCAATCGGTAAAGCAAGTCCCGTAGCAGTAGCGGTCACTTCATTTGGAACAAGCAAACTGACAGATGAGCAGCTTACCTTGATTGTGCAGGAAGTCTTTAATTTGCGTCCTGCCGCCATCATCGAAAAGCTGCGTTTGCGTACAGCCATATATGAAAGCACAGCGGCATATGGACATTTCAACTCCTGTCTCTTTCCGTGGGAAAATGTGGATTGTTATAAGGAGTTAAGAAAGGCGGCTGAGAAATATGCTGATTGAAAAGATACCCGCGGCAAAGCTCAATCCAGCTGCATATAACCCACGAAAAGACCTGAAGCCG